CGACGCTCGCAAGATTCTGCGGTTGCTGCGCGGCTCGATCGGCGTTGTATTGGGCATTCTGTGCCTGAATCGTTTGGTCGATCTGCGGCACCGCCGCATTGATGTCCTTCGCGAACTGCGAATCCGGCGCGATCTTGTTCGCCAGCCATGCACCGCCATGCACGAGCGACTGAACGCCGCCTTTGATCGCGTCCCCGATTCCCATCGTCACCGACCCAGGCGTTTGCCACGGCTGACCTGTCACGGTCGGCTGCAGTGCGGCGTTGGCACCTGTCGCAGAAACTAACGGTTTTGTGGTGGCATCCGACGGTTGCGACGCTTCGCCCTTCGCCGCCATCACGCTGCTCGCCATCGCCATCAGTGGGTCAGCATCAGCCGATGCTGGTGCGGCAGACGCGGCGGAGATGCTGTTTGCCGGCTTCGCGGTGCCACCCATGACACCATGCGCCATGTCGAGCAAAGAGTCTCCTGTTGATGCGGTCTGCGTCGGAGTTGCCGGTGCGTCAGCCGCCGCTGTCTGCGGGGCGTTGAGGCGTTGGCCGGTTGGCGAAATCATCGGTGCGCCGCTCATCTGCGTTGGCGTCAACTCGCTGGCATTCGCGGTCCCTGAAAGTGCCGAGGCGATTGTGTCACCGAACTTGCGAACCATGTCGACAGCGCTTGCGAGTTTCCCGACGTATTTCGGATCCTCGGCATAACCTCCTGCCTTCAGCGCGCCTGCATAGGCCGTCGCATCCGAACCCTTCCCTACCGCATTGCGATAGTTGCTCGAGATCAGATTCACGAAGTCGTTGCCGAAGTCCAGCGGCGACGCATATGCGCGGTACTGATCGACGGAGCCCGTCTGGTTGTCCTTCGCGGCGACACCGGGCCCCTTGATGTTTCCGAGGTTGTTCGTGCCGGGAATGACAGACTTGCCCCACCCCGTTTCGAGACCCCATTGACCCAGCAGCACGTCGGGCGCGACGCCAATGCGTTGACTGACGGCCGCGGCAACCGGGCCGTACTGCTGAATGAACCCCTGAACGTCTGCCATCAGAATGCCCCGAGCGCCTTCATGGCCTGATAGTCCTTCATCCATGATTGAAGCTTGCCCTGCGCCTTCAGCTTCTGCATCGCCGCCTGTTGCGCAGCCGGGTCACCGAGCGAGCGGATATAGGACACGTCCGGATTGAACGACTGGTTCCACTTCGCCTCGAACTGCGGAAGTTGGCTCGTGTTGTTGCCGTTCTGCGCGAGGAAGTTCGTCGTCGCTTGCTGGCGATCGAGCAGTGCTTGCTGGAGGCCCTTCGCGTGCGCGATCGACTCCTGCAGCGCCGGCAGGTTCATGTTGTTCGGGTCCGGCTGCCCAGCCTTCGCTGCAGCCACCCGCGCATCGCTGCCAGACAGGCCGAGCGACTGCGCCGCCTGGTCGGCCGCGCTGTTCAGGTAGCTGGTCAGCAGTTGATAATCCTTCACCGAGTCGCCGGTCGGCTTCTGGCCCGGCAGCGCGCCGAGGATCGTCTGAATGACGCCACCAGCCTGCGCGATCGGCGCGGAGCCCTTGCCGGCCGTGATCGCGCCTTGGAGCGCCTGATTCGCGAGGTCGTAGGTCTGCATCATCGGCTTTGCCTGCGATGCCGCTGTCTGCAGCGTGTTGTAGCGCGTCGCCGCCCCGCTCGCGACATCGGATGCGCCCAACGGCGTACCAGTTGCATAGCCGCCGCCTTGGACCTGTGGAACCACCCCGCCGGCCATCTGCCCTTTCGTGTAGGTCGTCGGCTGGCCGTTCTGATTGATGGTCATCCCCGGCGCGAGCGCTTCACTCGGCGACAAGCCGTTCTGGACCGTATAGCCGATCGTCCCGACACCACCGCCGGCTGCAAGCGGATTCTGATTCACCGCGACGGTCGCGGGGCCCGTATTGACCTGCGCGTACTTCGGCATCATCGCGTTCAGCTGCGTCTCACCGCTGAGGGCCGACATGTAATGCTGCTGCAGCCACCCGCGGAGCGCCTGTGGGTCGGTAGGCATGGATTGCATCTCGGCTTGAAACACCTGCGGCGTGATCGCGCCGGCCTGCAGCTGCGTAACCCCGAAATTCATCACGTCTTGCGGAGAAAGATCGGGCTTCGTCAAGAGGCTGCCGAGTCCCTGCCGCAATCCGCTTTGCGCCTTGATCGACTGCTCGAGCTTGGCCGTGTCGATGTTGATCTGCTGCTGTTGCTGCGTGTTGATACCCTGCGCGATCTGGCTCATGTTGTATGCCGCGCGCGGATCCTGACTGATGATCCCCATCAGCTTGTTATTGTCGACCTTTCCGGTATTCGGATCGGTCGCCTGCTGATAGGCGGCTGATACAGCGCGATTTGCATCAAGCTGCTGCTGCAATGCTTGACCGTTCGCATTCATGTATCGGAATTGCGCAACCTGCAACGCCTGCTGCAACGGATTGAACTCGGGCGTCTTCGCTTGGAGCGGAATCGAGGTATCGAGCGGCATCATCACACCTGGAAGTAGATGGGGTTGCCGGCGGCGGTAGTGCCATACGTCGGATTCGCGGCCGTCGCGCTCGCGAGTGCATTGTTGTTCAGCAGCCCATAGGTCATGCCCGCACTTCCAAGGCTGCTGAGGCCGTTCGCGAGCGCGTTAGCCGAGCCAACGGTGCCCGCCGCGCTCGCGTTCGCTGCACTGGTTAGCGTGTTGCCGATATTGCCGACGGCCGTTGCACCAAGCGAACCATTCGTTGCCGCCGCGTTCTGGCCACTACCGACCAGACCCGTCAGGCGGTTCACATTGTTCGCAGCCGAGTTGTAATTCGTCTGGAATGTGTTGAGTGCTCGATTGAACACATCGTTGTACGTCGAGTTAGCGAGACCGGTAGCATACGTCGATGCGCCTTTAAGCGCAGCGCCAGAGGTTCCGAGTCCGCGCGCGGCAGCGCTGTTCTGGACCGACTTGAGGCCCTGATCGAGCGTGAATTGATATCCGGGGGTCGCGGCGGCTTCTGCGGCTGTCGGAGCTGAAAAGCGTTGCTGGAGAATGTTGTTCGGGTCAGTTCCGTTGAACGTGTACGTTCCGTCATCGTTCTTCGTGACGTTGTACCCCATCGCCGACAGCAACGGATTGATCGAAGACGTCCCCAAGTCCATGTAGGGCTTGAGGTTCTTCTGCGTCTGTTGCCACTGCTGATTCTGGAGCGCCGCGGCATTGTTGGCGGCATCGGCCTGAGTCTGGGCGGCATCGCCAGCCGCGCCCGCGCTAATTGCGGAGCCGGCCAGTCCCGCAACAGCGCCGCCCGCAATTGCTGCAGCTACGCACATGTCTCACCTCGCGGAAGGTCTTTGAGTTTCAGCTCCATCACTACGTCATCGGCGATATAGCCAAGGCGCCTTAGGATCTTGTACAGTTTGCCGCCCTTCGAGACTGGCCACCCAATGATGCTGACGCCGCGACTGCGCAGCGTTTCAGCAATCTGGTGTATGAAGCGCAACATTGAACGACGATGGTCAGGCTGCACGTAGAACGTATCGACGTTCCCGCACAACTCCGTCTTCAGATGCAGGCTCTTGTACAGGATCAGAAGCGCGTACCCATGCAAGGCACCGCCCTCGTCGCGCAACGTCATGGCGATCAATGAATGGTGGTCGGCGAGATAGAGGTACTGGTCGATGTCTGGGTCGATCTGAAGGCCGCGCTGACCGTGATAGGCGCACGTGTCTTTCTTGATCTCCGAACATTCATCCCAGCTTTGCTGACCAAGCGGGACGATTTCGTCCGCGAGTTCGCGCGTAAAATTTTCGATGGAAATCTTCACGGCGTCACCTCCGTACCCGTAATGGTCAATGTGACTCCAGCGCCATCCGCATAGAGCGCTGTCGGGTTGACGACCTTCGCATTGATCACCTCGGGCACCATCACCGATTTCCCGGCCGCGACCTGTAGCTGATGAAGGCGCGTCGCGTCGTTCGCGGTACCTCCGCTCGGAACGAGATAGAAGTTGACGGTCACTGCTGCCGCGGTAGGGTTCCATAGGTTGACCGTATGCGCCGCGCCCTGAATGGCAGCGCCTGGTGCATACGTCGCAGCGGCAGTACCCGTCAGGACGCCCTGATAGAGGGTCTTGTAGTTCACGCTCATGTTTGGGCCTCGATGAGTTTGCGTAGATCGTCGGTATCGCGGCGCGGCACGGCGACCGGCTCGGGAATGATGGTGAGCGCGCGCGGCGGTACGGATACGGGATCCGGAATCACCTGCGCCTGCTTCGTCGGTACCGGCACAACTGCTTGCACCATCGACTCGAGTGCAACGATGCGCAGCAGCAGGGCACCGATGAGCGCGCCCGGAACCGTGCTGTTCTCGAGTGCAAACAGGTCGGCGATCTGTTCCGCTTGCGCCTGCACCTGCTTCTGGAGACTGACGATGTCGATCGGATCGCCTTCGCCACCCGTTCGCGTCAGCAGCGCGATGATGAGTGCGGTCCATTCGGGATTCAGACGGCCATCCGGTCCGGTCATGGGGGTGCCCAGATTGGGCATCGTCGCGGTCGTCCTCATGTACGTGCCCTCGAAACGTCAACCCATGCCCCATTGAGCGCCGTGCGGATCGGCTCGGACCACGACAGTTCGAACACACGATCGCGCGCGTAGCCGAGCCGCTGAAACTGGATCGAGGTCCGGAATTCGCCTCGGCGCCCCATCGTGGCTGTCACCGGATTTCCCCACGTGGCACCGCGGTCGTCGCTCCAACGCAGGCTGACCAGCGGATCCGTGGCGTCGTCCGGCATCCCGGCGCCCACCTCCATGTCCGCGATGAACTGGCGGAACATCACGCGATTGCCGTCTGCGCCGAGAATGTGCGGAAAGGACCGGATGCGCTCAATAGGAGAACCGTTGTCCGTATAGGCGTTCGGGTCCAACGCGTAAATCGCCCCGGTTTGCCAATCACCTACGAGATTTCGACTCCCATCGAATGAATGGCAGTTCATCCGGTGCCGACTCAGCGAACCGTCGGCCTCAAGGTACGCGCGCTGATGCCACTGCCCGGTCGTGACGTCGAAGCACCACGTTGCGTTTGCGGTCGGGAACGTGAGCACGTAGAAGGCGTGGCCGTTCTGCAGGTATGAGAAGCCGATTGCATCGTCGATCCGAGCGTAGCCTGCGATCGCAGCCTCGAGGGCATGCGTCGATATCCGTTCAGCCTGATAGTTGCGGCCACTGAACACGACGCCGTGCCCCTGCAGGTCCTGACCGAGCCAGAACAGCGCGAGGTCGATCTTTGCGACCGAGTGCTTCGCTGCACACCCGTGCTCGATGAAGACGCCCGGCATGCGGCCGAACGTGAAGTCCGACGCGCCGGTGTTGAACCAGACCTCGGTCGTCAGCGCCCCGAACAGCCAGATTTCGCGATGCATGACAGCCAGCGTCACGAGGTTGTCCGAGTACGTCGACTTCGACGCGATGTCGAGCGGATCGAACGTCACGTCGAGGTACTTCGAAATGTAGAACTGCGTGCTGTTCGGCTTATTGAAGACGAAATAGCCGTCAACGAGATCTACCTTGTCGGCCCCGTAGAAAGCTGGATCGGTGCATGCCGACATCACGTTGCTGCTGATGTCGACGGTAAATCCTGCGGCGCTTCCATCGACGATGAACATCGCGAGGCCGTTGTCGACCATCGATACCGGCCCGCTGCTCGTGGATAGAACGCCGAGTGATTGGTATGAATTCGCACCGTCGACGGAATAGACGTTACGCCCGACCACCTCATATCGCCGCCCGTTCGACGCGGTATAGATGCCGCGAGATTCGGCCGAGACAGGAGGCGTCGAAACGAGCGTAAGCCCCGGCGTCGGATAATACGTGAACGGAGTGGGCGCATCCTGCGGGTTCTGCTCGCCGTACAGGTTCACGCAGCGCTGCGCTTCCGCGATCAGGCTTTTCGCGGCGTACGCGCCGAGGGTCAGAGGTACGCGCATCAGTACGGCCTATCGCTGTAGATGTTGTATCGCTGCTTCGTCGCGAGCCCACGCGGCATGCTCATCGACTGAATCTGCACGTTCATGCGCTTCACGATGCGCTTCGCGTTCATCGCGAGACGCACAAGCGCCGGCTGCGGCTCGAGCTGATACGACGGCGCCAGATAGCACGCGAGGCTGTACCGGATCGCAGCCATGTATTCCGGTGGCAGGTTGATGTCGTCGGCCGGCGTCACGAATTGAGGCAGCGCCTCGAGCGTCACGATGTGCAGCTCGAAATTGGCATTCGGCACCGGGAACATGAACAGCGTCCCGAGCGGCCATGCCGAGTCGTAGAACGCATAGCTCGGGAACGAGACCAGCGATTTGAGCGCGATGCGCGAATAGTCCTCGCGCGCCGGGATGATCGTCACCGGATAGTCGATCGGCGTCGTGGTGCCCGGATTCAGGCGCGCGTATGCTGCATTGATCGCATACGGCCGCGTCGGCGTGTTGAAGTTGCCACCGGGGCCGACGGTGTATGACTGCGCACCGGTCGACTGAAGCGCGGTATCGACGAGGTGATAGACGCTCAGACGCTCACCCTGCCACTGGCCGAGCATCATGTTCAGCGTGTTGAGCGCGTCCTCGGTGTCATCGGGCGAGATCGACTGACCGATGCCCAGCGCGCCTATGTCCTTCAGCGCGAGGGTGATCAGGTCGACGGCGGTCGTCACACTGCCTCCAGCGCCGCGCGGATCTTGTCGTTCGACCAGCGCTTGTCGATCTTGACGCCCTTCTCGTCGGCGATTTGGATCAACGCTGCGCGCTCGTCATCGGTATCGACGGCCGGCGCAAGCGCGGATTCTTCCTCTGCGCTGTTGACGAGGACGCCGCCGACCCATTTCGGGTATTCGATGAAGTCCGGGGCTTGCTCGCGCGGCACGAGCTCGACACGCTCCGGCTTTTTCCAGCCATCGCCGAGCGCTTCGAATGCAGCCTGCGACTCGACGATCTGCTGCGCGCCTTTCGGGCCAGTGACCCACATCGGGAATTCTTGGAACACATCGCCTCCGGAAACAAAAACCCCCGCCGAAGCGGGGGTCGATTGCTGAAGCAGAGCGCCCATCAGCGGACGATCCGGCAGGCCAGTTCGTTGTACACGGGCGCCCAGCCGTACAGCACGTCGATACGGCACGGGACGGTGTCGGTGCCAATCGCGTACTGACGTGCGATCCGCATCGAGATACCCTTATGCACGCGGCGCGCGCCCCAGGCGCCGTACTTGCTGACGTCCTCAAGGTCGGCCGTTGCCAGCGTGAACGCGTCACGGTGATACGCGAGGCTGGCCGTGTACTGCGTGGACGCGGCAATGTCCCACGTGACTGCGGCGGCGTTCGCCGGGCCGGCGGTGACGGTCTGATACTGCTGGTTCGACGTGGCCGTGTTGATCGCCGGGAAGATCGTCAGCGTCGCGTTGCCCGAGCCGTCAGCGGTCGCATCGGCGAGCACCGTGAACTGGCGCAGCACCCCGGTCGACTGGCGGTTCTGCGGGTTCACGCCGAACACGCCGGCGATCGTGAACGTGTCGCCCTTCTTCACCGTCGCCGCGGCACCGAGCCCGGTGACGAGCAGCGTCGAACCGGTCTGGCCTGCACCCGAGACGGTGCCGTTCGTGCGCGTACCGGTCGTGAACGTGTTCACGTTCTGGTCCATGCCGATGTCGAAGCCGAGGCCCGACGGCGAGAAGATGCCGCTTTCGTACTGCTCGCCGATCTTGTTCGACGGATTGAACAGGCCGGCTGCCGACTTGACCATCGAACCGTTCGTCGCCGGGTCCCAGACCACGGTGCGGCGGCCGTCACGCGGGGCAGCCTCGTTGTCGAGCTTCACGCCCGCGTCAAGCAGCACCTTGATGTCGTTCGGCACGGTGCCGACCGTGCCGACGTTGTTCGCGACCGTGGTTGCCAGACCGAGCCCGTCGAAGTCGATCTTGTTGGCGATCGTTGCCATCGCCGGCTTGAGATAGCGGTCGGCGAACTCGTCGACGATGAGGGTCAGCTCTTGCGAACTGAACGTGAAATCGACGTGGAACTGCGTCGTCAGCGTGATCGGCACCGACGTTTCGTTCACGTTCTCGATGTTCAGCGCCGGGCCGGTCGTACCGACAAAGCGGTTCGGCTTACGCGCATTGACGGTTGCACCGATCTTCGCGCCGCTGATCGCGAACTCGTCCGAGTAGTCGCGATTCGAGCGGGCCGTGAAGGTCAGCATGTTCTCGAGAATCATCAGCGATTCGTCGAGGATCTTGACGGGTGTAAGGAGAGTGTTTGCCATTTAAAGCCTCATGAGCGGTTGCGTTTGCGCCATGCGACGTAATCCGCCGTCGAGGCAAATTCCTCCGGTTCAACCGGAGCGGACTTGCCGCCAACAGGCGAGATCGGCGCGGGCGCCTTCGATACGGGAGCGGGTTTCGCCTGAGCGACCGTCGTCTCGAGACGGGCCAGTTCAAGCGCCATGCGAAGCGGAGGGAGAGACAGCAGCCGTTCGGCCTCTTCGGGGTTCTGGCCGAGGTGATGAAGCACCTTGTGGCCGGCATCCATCGAAGTGACCGCCTCCAGGAATTCGGGCGATGCGCCGCCGAGCATCTGGAACGTGCGCAGCGATGCATCCCAATCCGGGAACTCGGTCTTGCCGGCGTCGAAAACCTTGTTGCAGGCCGCGTCGAACTTCTCCTGCGCAACGAGCCGGGCCGCCTCTGCGCGGATCTGATCCGCGGTCATCGGTTGCGCTGTCGTGGTCGTCGCGTCGGGTTGAAGCTCGCGCAGGCGCGCCTCGAGGGCTTCGCGCTGCCGCTTTTCCTCGTGCTTCTCCCGCGTCAGCTGGTCGATGCGCCGTTGCACCCAGTCGTTCTTGGGCTTTTCCTGCTGCGGCTGCTCGGTCGCGTTCGCGGGTTGCTCGGTGCCCGGGGCCGTGCTCGTTTCAGCGGGCTCATGCGCCGGTTCCGGGGTTTCCGTCGTCGGCGGTACGGTGACTTCCGTCGGTACTGCTTGGTCTTCGGTTTGCATGGACGTATCCAAGGATTTGCGCCCGGTGATGCCGCGCCGGTACGGAATCGGGATAGGGGCGGTC